TTTGCTGAGTATCCACGACTCCCAAAATTGGATGCGTGTCTGGTAGTGGTTCGGCTTGCGCAGCACAGGATCGAAGGCGGCGCTCTTGTCCTCTTGCCAGACGTCATTCTTGAAGCGGATGAACTTGACCCGCAGTTTGCTAATGTCACTGGCAATCAACGTGATGCAAGCGAACACGGCGTGATACGCCGTGATGTTCTCCTGAGTGCATTCCCTATTGCGCTGCCATGCGCCCGTCCACGGCTCGCGGATGATCGGCCACCAGCCGCCGCCAAACGTGCCGCCGCGATAACCTGAGACTTGCTGAAGGTCTTTGCTCTCGCGGGTGATCTCGAAGCCGAGCAGCTTCATCTATTCCTCGGCTTTCATGTCGCGGCGCGCGTAGCGTCGCCTGCTGCCGCGAGTAGCCTGCATGTTTGCGGTGCTGATCGCACCGACAGGTCCACGACGGCGAGGCTGCTTCTTTTTTACTTCTTTACCATCTTCGGAGTCCGCACCAGCACTTTCGCTTTGCGGTTCCGGCTGCTCGCTGGTAGGTGGCGGCGCTTCCGTTTGCTCTGGCTCTGGCTGCGGTTCCGACTGTGGCTCTTCGATGATCTCGGCATTTTGTTGCTCGGTCAAAATCTGCGCGTGCTTGATCGTCTTGGTATCAAACTCCTCACCCGCCTTAAGTTTCTGTCTGCCGTAGCGGAACGGCTTCTTCGCCCGCATCTTCATATCGTCATCCTCCACATATTCTGCCACTGGCGAGACTTCGTGCGTCAGGATCATTGCGTCAAACGGGACAGCCTCGAATATCTCGCCAATCTTGTAATCGTTCATCCCGTAGTGCAGCCCGGTGATTGCTCGCAGTTTCATTGCGTCCTCCGATATTTCCAATCCCAATAGGCGAAACGGATTTTCTCGCAAGCGATGCACACCAAGATCACTGGAAGGAACGGCCACAACAGCGGAAAGAGAAGGCAGAGCATGACCGCTTTCTCGTTCTCTGACAGTTGACCGCGACGTGGTGTCATCAACTCCTCGCAAATTGATAAAAGAGGGCGGGCAGGTGGCCCGCCCCTAGTTCACTCCACATGGACACGACAGGCGAACCTGACGCGGTCGGCGTGACCGAAGAACCAGTCGGCGCATCGTCCATCGTGAGCGATGCCTCTTCCGACATATCGACTTCCATCCCACCTTCGTCGGCCAGATAAATATCCGACGCATTCACCAGCAACACAACGCGGCCCTCGCCGGGAGAATCCTGCGAGTAGCCCATCTGCTCGGTAGCGATGACGGGCATTCCGAAGAAGTTGCCGCCTCGCATATCGACGCCGGGGAACACGGGAACACTCAACGATGAGACCATCAGGCCGAGCCGCATGGCGGTCGAACCGTGCATGATCCACACCCCACTCGATGGCTTGTTGTTCTGCGCCAGCCAAAGATCGACGAGTGCAGCAATATCGGTCCGCACGTTGTCGGCAGTGGTGCCACTAGAGACGACCGTGTTTGCACCATTGCTGATCGAGGCAGGCTTGATGTTCGCCGTTCCGGAATTATCCGGATCGAGGAAGTCGGCGTCCATCTGTTGAATGATCGCCGCCGCCAACTGGTCGCGGATAATCGCTTCCGCCGACGGGTTGGAGTCGCGCATCACCTCTTTGGTGAGCACGGCGATGTTGGCGATCTTCAGCGGGGTCAGAGACGTGCGCGTGAAGTCGATCTTGGTGAGCGGCTTCGCTGCACCTTCCCCGACCCAATAGGCACTTCCCCCGGTTGACTGCGTGATCAGACCGACACGGAACGGCACGTGCCTGAGCGACGGGATGCCGCCAGCCCCGAACTTGCCAATCACGGTCTGAGGACGAAGATACTCCACGAAGTCTGCGAATGCGCTGGTATTGGTGCCGACCAGCGGACCCGCCCACGTGGTGCCAGTGCTTGAGGCAGCACCCACGTTCGCCTTGATGATCTCAGAGTTCAAGACACCGTGCTCAACGCCACCTTCAAGGGCGGCGATGACCTGTGAGTTATCAGGGTAGATCTTCTGCGCGATACGCAATGCACCCTCGCGGTTGCCCTGCGATAGCATGATGCAGCGGATGACCCGTGCCAGCGGAATGCCGGGCGGCAGATCGGGCTCCCGAACGCTGACGCGATGGGAACTACCATTGCCGCGCGACTCCGAACCGCTCTTCCGGTCATTGCCGCGAACCTCGCTCGCACGCGCGGCTTGGCTCTGCTCAAGGTCGCGCAAGCGGCTGATGTGCTGGTCGAGGGATTTCACCTCATCGACGCAGCGGTCGTACTCCTCGCTATCGGCCTCATCGAGCGTCTCGCCCGCTTCCGCCGACTTCTCCATCAAAGCATCGCGCTTCTCCTCAAGGGATTTGCGCTTCGCCTCGAATGCAGAGATTTGTTCTGCAACGGTTTTCATAGTTCGTTTCTCCGGTGTTGGTTTTGGTGGTGTGACGCGTTTCCCCGGAACACCGGGAGGACTTTTAGGCTCGCCGGACGCGGCGCGTTGTTCGTGGTCAAATTGCTTAATGAGAGAAATGGTCGCTTCACGATTGGCGGGGATGGTCACGAGCGACAGCTCTAGCACTTCCGTCTCAATGAAACGGACACCGCCGTCATCCAGAATCGATGACTCAAGCTCGCGGAAGCCGATGGACACGCCTTTGATTAGGCCCGCCTTGATCGACTGCCACGCCTCATCAACTCTTGCCTTCAAGATGCCGGGCTCTTCAATCTTAGGCAGGCGTGCCTCAAAGCTGATCCCGTTCTTGGTAGGCTTGTTGAGCTTGACCGTGCCGACAGGCTGGTCAGCGTGGTGATGCAGCAATAGCGGCATCGGATTGTTGAAGTTGACGCCCATCGGCTCGATGATGTCGCCAACCCTATCAGGCGTTGGCGTGGTCGCCATGCCCTCGATGATGCGGCGCTCGGCGTCCACTTGCTTGACGTTGAGCACGGCATAGGCGCGGTTCATCTTCGTGTCCTTGTTGGTTTTCGCCGATGCGCTGCCATCCTTTTCGGGCGGCTGCGGGCAGATAGCGATGCTCTTCATCGCTTCTTCCCACATCGACGAGCAGATGGCGACAGCTTGGTCTTGATCTTTCGCTGTGCCGTCTTCGAGGACTTGCGGGATGCAGCGGTTCATCCACTCATCTCGCTTCTCGTTACCGGGATGCGGAGTAGGCATGTTGTCCTCACTTGTTGAGAGGTGGAAGCCCCGGCGCTAGGGGGAGGTATCCTAAGAACCGAGGCTTCCGGCCCGACCCCCGGTGCTGCGCGTTGGAGGGATGGGGTCGGGCGAGTTTCTAAAAAAGCGACTCCCGGCGAGGGGAGGGAGTCCCTGCCGGGAGCCATTTCCCTGCGGCCAATCGGAGGGGGGGGCCGAGGGCGCTTTCGAGGCGTAGTGTGGGCACGCCGCCTCAAACAAAAATCATCTGGTGTATAGGCGTCTTCTCGCTGGTCGCCAATCCCACGGCCATCGCCAGCGCGACCGCTCCATCTATTCGACCGCTGGATTTGCGCTTGGTGAAATATCTATCGGTCGGCTGAATGGTGCTCGATTGCGTCACCGCGCTTGAGATATTCCACGTCAGCACCGGATTGTTGTTCACCCGTATGCGCTCTTCAAGAATTGCCGTCTCGAGTTCTTCGAGGCTCTGCGGCATCCACAGCCCGGTGTTCTGCGCCTTGTAGAAACCTTGGCCGTGCGCGACCAGCTCCACGTTGCATCCGGTTTCTTCCAGCGGGCCGATTAGGTGTTCAACCTTGGCCCGGTCGTAGGCAATCCCCTGCACCTTGAAGCGCCCGCAAATGTCGGCGATGACGCGCGCGGCGTGATTGAAGTCGATGACCTTGCCGGGCGGCGTCTGCAGAAAGCCCTGATTGCGCCAGAGGTGATAGTTGGACCCCATGTTGTCACGGGCTTCCAACTCGCTCAGCCTGTCGCCGGGCATCCAGAACCAAGAGAACACGTCCCACGTCTTGTCACCCGTGGGGAAGATCAGCGCCAAAGCGGTAAGGTCGCTCGTCAGTGAAAGGTCGAGCCCGCCGTAGCACTCCTTGCCCTCGTAGTCGTCCAGCTTGAGTTCGGTGAGCACCTTCTTCCAA